GAAAAGGCGTAATTTATGGTATTCAGAATTGCGTGTTAGGGGAGAAAAATTATTTTTGGGTTATTATACAAATAGGCTTTCTGCTGCCGAAGCATACAAAAAAAAGTCTATGGAATTACTTGATTGTTTTGTACATTCTACCGTTAGGAGAGCCTAATGAGTAAACCATATTCACCAACAAGTATGAGGTCAATAGATCTTCAGTTTGATAAGATGAAAAAGCAGACTGATGCTTATATGGTAAATGTGTTGAAGAAAACTGCCAAAACCTGTTTTATGAATATATTAAAAACTGATGAGCCTCCATATAAGACAGGCTCCTATATGTCAAGCCATAGGATAGGTGTAAATGAAGAGGATCTATCGGATACTGTTATCAAGAAAAAAGGTCTGCGTACATTAGAACAGGCTATTGGTAGTTCTTTGCAACATTTACGTAAGATTGATTCTGTTAAATCAGCATCAGATACTATTACAATTTCCAATTCAGTTGGGTATTCTACGAAGTATGGCTTTAGTTGGGCGGCAAAGGTTGAATATGTAGGATGGGGTGATCAGGGTGGGAGAGGCCCGTATCTAGTGTATGAGAAGGCTGTTACACAAACAATGCAGCAATTGCCGGATATAGCAAAATCAGTAAGCACCACAGATAGTATGGTTGAGGTGAATAGATAGATGGGTACTTTTCAAGATATAAGGGCGGCTATAGAAACAAGGTTCAGTGCCAACTGGACAGCTACAGATATCTCTTGGGATAATGTTGCTTATGATCCAAAACCTGAAATACCATTTGTACGTCTAATGATAAACGAAGTGGATTCTTTTCAGGTCAGTATGAGCACGGTACCATGTCACAGATTTACAGGTATCATCCATATAATAATATTAGTCCCGATTGGAACAGGAACTAACACTGCTCGTGGTTATGCAGACTCAGCAGCGGCTATATTTAGGAATGCTGATTTTAGTAATATTCAATGCAGGTCGCCACGAATAGTGCGTATAGGGGATATTGGACAATATTTCCAATATAGCACATTAGTTAACTTCTGGAAAGATGAGTCTCTAGCTAATGCAACCTAATAGGTCAAAATGTTCGGAAGGGCATGTTCGTATAGATTTTGTACCGAGGCATACAGATGGTGAATGCAGGTGCAAAAACTGTAAAAAACTATTGGCCAAAATAAAAAGTGTTGACAAATGTATGGTGATTGAGATAAAGTGTAATAGATCCAACTGTGGACTTATAAATACTTTCGAGATCAGTAGGAATGCTGAGTATGTAACAGATGTAGATCATTCTGAGAAGATGATCGCTTTTAAGTTTAAGTCCAAAACATGAATGTGCTAATGACAGAATCTCCTAGAAGGTCATTACTTGGTATAAACGAATCCTATAGGGAGGTATATCATAATGGGTGATAGTAATAGAACCGCATTATATTTTGGAGAAGAGGTAACGTGGGGTACGCTTGCCACCTGCACGTTTCAGGAGCTACGGTTCACTGGTGAATCGTTTGCTTATAATATTACCAACATAACAAGTACAGAAATCCGTAGTGATAGACAAATCACAGATTTGATCCAGACGGATGCAGATGTAACGGGTGGATTTAATTTTGAACTGAGTTATGATTCCTTTAATGAAATGCTTGAAGGTGCGTTGTGGAGTGATTGGTCAACACCACTCGCCATTTCTGCATTGGGTATTGGAATTGAGGTTGGGGGTACGCTTACTGCTGGTGCTGGTGCCACGAATGATACTGCGAATTTCTCATTGGCTACTGTTGGTCAGTGGATTGAATTGCGTGGTAGCTCTAATGCAACCAACAATGGTTATTATCAAGTTACAGCAAAAGCCAGTTATGTGAGTCTTACCGTAGCGCCGGTTCCTGATGCAACGGTTGCCTCTGCTACTGATACTATTGTTATTACAGGTGCTTACTTGCGTAATGGTACTACTGAGCATGATTACAGTGTGATCAGATATCATGGTGGAATGGCTTCCGGACAGTATTTTACATTCCTTGGACAGGTTGTTAATTCATTTAATATTGCTGCTCAATCCGGTGCTATCCTTACGGGTAGTTTTGATTTTATTGGAAAGAATGCGACTTTGACGCAAACTTCAGCATCTGTTACGGCAGCAACAGCAGCCGGTACTAATCAAGTGCTTAATGCGGTGAGTAATGTCGCAGAGGTTCGTGAAGGTGGTAGTGATGTTTCGAGTTGTTTGGTACAGGGACTTGATTTTACTGTAGCAAATAATGTTAGGGGTTTGAAAGCTATTGCCAATCTCGGAAATTGTGATATTGGTGTTGGCAAATGTGATGTAACCGGTACGTTAACCGCCTACTTTAAAGATGATAGCCTGTACGATAAGTATTTGGCTGGAACTGCAAGTTCCATATCTTATAAGGTGGAAGATAGTTCTGGTAATGCCTATATTTTTGATATGCCTCAGATTGAGTTTGAGTCTGATGGTATTAATGCTGGTGGGCAGGATCAGGATGTGATGGAAACTCTTGGTTTTAGAGCGTATAAAGATCCTACGTATGACTATACGATTCAGATTAGTAAGTTTGCTGCGTAGGGATTTTCCCGTATAGGGCCAAGTAGGTGTTTCTGTTCTTTTCTCGGTTGATGTGCCCCGTGTCGATATGAGTTTTCAGTGCGCTCATTTGGCCCTATTTTTAAAAGTAACTGTGAGGTTATTGAAATGGGAACTGTTATTGTCGAACAATTTAATCCTGTAAATGGTTATTGGAATAAACTGTATGAGGTAGATGAATCAGAATTTGATGAAAGCAAACCGATTACAGTTGATAAGTATGGCGGATCATATAGAATCCGTACTGGTGGTGTGGAAATGGTAGAAGAGATCGCCAAAGAAGTGGTTGAGGAATCTACCAAAAAGAAATCTAGTAAGAAAGAGGAAGTCCCAAAAGGGAGGTACACACACACTGTTGAGGATGATAGTGAGTGGGACCAAATGTAACCTATTTCCAACGGGGGAAGTAAAAAATGGCTGATGTAAAAAAGTTATTCGGAACTGATAAAACGAAAGAGCAGGAAGGCGTTGTCCATGAAATGGGAGAAGGGCTGAAAATGCGCATTGCCCGAATAGGCAACCCTAAGTATCAAAAACGATTTCAAGCCCTCAGTAAGCCGCATAGGCGTGCTCTGAGGCGTGGTACACTGTCAGATGAGATTGCTGAAAAACTACTGGTTCAATGTCTTGCTGAAACAATCGTATTGGGTTGGGAAGGCCTTGAAGAAGATGGTAAAAAAGTAGAATATTCAGTCGAGAATGCAATCCGGATTTTGACCGATTATCCAGAGCTTAGAAATTATGTGAATGATATTGCCAACGAGATGGAGGGCTACCAAGCGGATGAAGATGAGGAGGCAATTGATAATCTAAAAAAGTAATGTTATGGAGTTTGAAATCATCAGAAAAAGTTGGTGGTAGTGATCAGACAAAATTAGAGTGGGTCAGGCAGTTAGAAGAAGATGGGCATGATACCACTGGAATGATTGATGACGAACCAGAACTTTTTCGGGATTTACACACATACTGGAATGCATTTCAAATTCTATCAGCATCTCGTAATTCGGGAATGAGTATTGGGGCAATACCTCTCCCTGCCTACGAAAGCTATTTTAGAATATTTAGCGTTGATTCTCTAGAAGAACAGTTAGAATATCTGAAATTTGTTGGGGCTTTAGATAATACATATTTAAAGTGGCAGGGTGATGAAAATGAAAAAGAACGTAAGAAAAACGAACGTAAATCCAAATCAAAAGGTCGTAAAGCTTAGTAAAGGCTTTATGGCCTTTTTTGGTATATAATTATGCCTCAAACTACTGTAAGTATTAATTTTAGTGCGGAGGGTCAGCAGAAGATTATTTCTGCAATAGACCAGATCCAGGCTAATACTAAAACCACTACTATTGCTTTGGATAAAATGCAGCAAACCTTGAATAAAATGAGTGCGAAAGGTTTGGCCGGTGTTAGTAAGCAAATGAATGCCACCAAGACTGCAACACAGAAAGTTGTTAGTCAGTTTTCATTGTATCGGAAAGAGCTTTCGGCAGCATCATCCAAAAGTGATCAATACACAAAAGCTATCCAGAAAATTGGTAATCAATATGGTTATACAAATAAGGCGCTTCAAAGATGGTTGCCAGATATTAAGAAAGCGGAAGAGTATATTCGTAAAAAATCTGCAGCAATGAATGTAGCTGGGCGTAACGGACAGAAGTATTACGATACCATGAGTCGTATTGCTGTTATGGAACGGATGCTCAATGGTAGGTTGGGAGCGTCCAGTAAAGCTTTTAGACAACTCAAGCCAACTGTTGAAACCACAACTACAGCGATGAAAAAGAATAGTGCTGCTGTTGGTACTGCAGGTAAAGGAATTAAAAATCTAATTCCTCATGTTGCTGCGGTTACATTATCTTATATGGCAATGCGTAGAGCAGTGAATGCTGTTACAGAAGCATTTAAGGCTGGTGTTGACTTTGAACAACAGATGGCACATGTTGGTGCTATCGCCAGAGCTACTGCCGAGGAGTTTGATGTATTAACTGAGGCTGCTAGAAAAGCTGGTGAAACAACTGTTTGGACTGCGACTGAATCTTCAAAAGCATTACGATTTTTAAGTATGGCTGGCTTTAGTGCAGCAGAATCTGTAGCATCCCTTACAGGTGTCTTAAACCTTGCACTGATTGGAGAAATGGAATTAGGTAGAGCCACAGATATTGCCACAGATACATTGCGTGCATTTGGTTTACAAGCGAAAGAGTTAGATAAAGTTGTTGATGTAATGGTTGGTACCATCACCAGAAGTAATACAAACATTGAGAAGATGGGTCAAGCGTTAAAATATGTTGCCCCTGTTGCTGCAAAACTTGGTTATACCGTTGAAAATGTATCTGCTATGATTGGTATTCTCTCACAATCCGGTATTAAATCAGGTATAGCTGGTCGTGCTCTCCGTATGTCATTCCTACGATCTGCTGATGCTGCAGGAAAACTTGGAATGGAATCAACTAATCTGATTGATATTTTGAAAGAATTACGATCAAGGGAGTTAAATCCTGTAAAACTCACATCAACATTAAAAGATCTTTTTGGTATCAGATCTACTCCGGCATTATTAACATTAATGCAGGGTATTGAGCAATTGGAGAGCTTTACCGATACTTTGAATAAGGCTAATGGAGAAACAAAAGAGTACGTAAAAAGATTAGAAACGGTACAAGTAGCATGGGATAAATTAAAATCGGTAATGACTGACATAGCTATCGAATTATTCCTTGGACAAGCTCAGGATTTACGAAAGACATTGAAG